AGCAGAAGGAGGCTTAGTAGGAGACGTGGACGACATATTTGAAGAAGAACAGGAGTTAAGAGAAGTGCCAGAACAAATTAAAAAATTAATGCCAAGAATAACTGTTGAGTTTGGCGATGCAGCGAAAGGCACTAAACGTTCTTTTGGTGAAGAAAAACCAGAAGAAGATGTGTTTGACATAGAGCAGAAAACATCTGCAGCACCTATGCAGAAAACATTTGACGTACAACCAACAGAAAACATTTTTACGGGAGAGGTAGAACAAGCAAATCTAAAATTACCTTTATGGAAATTATTTACAAAGCCACCTGTAAACGAAACAGCACCAATACCAACACCAAAAGAAAATTTAGGTAATCCAACAAAGAAACAAAAACAAAGTTTAGAACAAGAAAAAATAAACAAACAAGATGATGTGTTTGATCCAACACCAGAGGATAATGATAAGGTAAATCTAGTAGATGATGTAACGGGTATGGATATAGCCGTAACACCAAAAACAAAACAACCAATTACGGGTGTTTTTTATTCTGACATAGAAAGAGTTTTGGCAAGACCAGACACTCCAGAAATTTTTATAAATAAAAAAGCTTTACTTGATTTCTTCCGTAAAAATAGAATTAGAGATTCTGAATTTAGAGATTACCAAATTGAATCGTTGCTTCGTATTTATGATGAGAATACACCAATACCAAAACAACAGGTCATAGATCATTTACGTCAATCTCCAATTAGAGGTATGCATGTTCATGCTACAGGTCAGGGGTCCGAGATCATTAATCCGTATGGCGAGAAACCTACTGCATATTCAGGCTACGCAGAACCAGGATACATATCAGGCACGCAACGTGAAAGAGTTTTATATATCCCAAATGAAAAAATACCAGGCGATTCAGGATCGTATCCTGTTGGAATATTTGAAGGAGAATCAATATCTAATCATGCATTTGGTATACCAGATAAAGATAATGTGTACGTTGTCGGTTGGTCACGGCTCACGGACCGTAATGCTATTTTACCAACAAAGATATCAGCACCAAAAACAGCATCTAATATACCAGGTCTTACACGTGAAAGAGAAAGAGCACAGAGACAGGTTGCAGGTTTATTTGCAGAGGCAATAAATAAGTTAAATAGAGAAGGCGTTAGAAGAGGTTTACCTCAAGGAGAACTTGATGAGCTAAGTCAATTGTCGCTTGAGCAGATTATGACTCAATATGGCGACACACTAAATCAGTTAAGCCCAGGTTTGTTGGATCAAATAGACGAGCTCATTGTTAAAGTAAGAGATATAGATGATCAAATTACAAAAGGTTCTAATATTGATACTAGCGGCATCGTTCGTGTGGCGTTTGCTGATGAGATACAATCTGACATTATGCAAGCGGCAGCTGCTCGAAAACAAAAACTTGTAGCTACTCTTAGAAAAATACAAGACGAAGGCAGAGAGTCAACAACACTGCCACAATTAAGTCGAATAGGTAATCAAGCACTAGAGTTTTTTGAAGAAAACAAATCAGTGTTTAGGCCACTAAAGAGATCACAAACAGAAGTTGATTTGATTGGAGAAAAATTAGTTAAGCTAGATGCTGAGGTTGATGAAATTATTAACAGATATATTGATACAAGAGAGCTTGATCCTGCTTCTGTTACAAGATTAAAAGAAGCATTAACACAAAACATTGATGAGATGATTAATGAACTTATTGTAATTGACAGCAGAACATATGACGGATTATTTCCAGATATACCATTTAAGAAAAGAGAAGAGTGGGCATTAAAAAAGATTTATTTGAGCTGGCATACAGAAAATTTGTATTGAAAGAAGAGAATGTACCAGAATATTATGCTGTTACACCTGATCAGTTTGTCATTGACAGATATAATTTTAGAGGAAATTCAGCTACACCGTTGGATGTAAGAGCAGCAGATAAGAAAAAACAGATAGATTATTTCACTGCTAGAGGTGAGTTTCTAGGTTCAGAGTATAAAGGTATTGGTATGTCAGAGTTCTACGGCGGACCTAATGCTAAAACACCAGACGGTAAACACTATACATCAACCATAGAAAAAATACTAAAAACCCAAGCAAAGTCTAATAACTCAGAACTAGTTGTTCTTAATGTGCAGACAAAAGCTGGTGCAAAAGACATATTTAGAATCACAGATCAAAACGGCAACATGGTTGCAACTCTATCGAACCGAGCTCAAGCTGAAACTGTAATTAATAACAATCCAAATTATAGAATGGAAAGAGTTTCTGTGCCTACTGATAAAAATACAACACCATCTTTTGCTATCAAAATTACAGAAGAAATGCTAGAACCATACAAAACCCACAAAGCCAAGGGTGGACTTGTTGAGATGATTGATATATTTGAGGTAGCTTAATGGTTGAAAGAAGAATTACAGGTGAACCAACAGAGGTCGTATCTGAGTCAATTACTGTTGAAACACCAGAAGATGAATTAACAATAGAGAATGTTGAAATGACAGATGATGGCGGAGCTATCATCAATCCCGTTGAAACACCACCAGAAGATAGATTCGATGCTAACTTAGCTGAGTTTATTGATGAAGAAGATTTGCAAAATTTATCTTCAGATCTTATGCAGGAATACAAAGATGATAAATCATCAAGAGATGAGTGGTATGATTCATACTCAAAGGGTTTAAAACTATTAGGATTTAATTATGAGGATAGGGCACAACCATTTCAGGGTGCAAGTGGCGTTACACATCCTCTACTAGCTGAGACAGTTACACAGTTTCAAGCACAGGCATATAAAGAATTATTACCAGCTAATGGACCTGTGAGAACACAAATTATCGGTGAGCAAAATGCTCAAAAAGAAGAACAAGCACAGCGTGTTCAAGAATTTATGAATTATCAAATCATGCATGTCATGGAAGATTTTGATCCAGATTTAGACCAGATGTTATTTTATCTACCCTTATCAGGATCGGCCTTCAAGAAAATTTATTTTGATACTACTCTAAACAGAGCCGTATCAAAGTTTGTACCAAGTGAAGATTTAATAGTTCCTTATAGTGCAACTGATTTGGCAACAGCTGAGAGAGTTACACATGTAATTAAAAGAAATGAAAACGAAGTTAGAAAGATGCAAGTGCAAGGTATTTACAAAGATGTAGATCTTCAATACCAAGATGAACCAAGCAATTCAAACGTTCAAGAAGCTGTTAATAAACTAGATGGTGTAAGACCCACTGGTTCAGCATATAAGAATGATGTCTATACTTTACTAGAAATACATTGTGATCTTGACATACCAGGTTACGAAAACGATGACGGAATCAAATTACCGTACATTGTAACAATAGACGAGGGTTCACAACAAGTATTGTCAATCTATAGAAACTTTGAAGAAGAAGATTCATTTAAGAAAAAGAAGCAATACTTTGTACACTACAAGTTTTTACCTGGTCTGGGGTTCTATGGTTTTGGTTTGATTCACATGTTAGGTGGTTTATCTAGAACTGCAACGTCAGCGTACAACCTGGTGAATTTAGAGATGTAGATGCACCAAGTGGTGATTTGCGTGCAGGTTTATTACCCTTACCTTACAAAGAGCCAAGCGCTACTTTATTTCAACTGTTAGGTTTTGTTGTACAATCTGGTCAACGTTTTGCCACAATTGCTGATCAAAAAATAGGCGACAGTGTTGCTGCCAATGCACCTGTTGGAACTACAATGGCTTTGATTGAACGTGGTTCTAGAGTGATGAGCGCAATACATAAAAGATTACACTACGCACAAAAAACAGAATTTAATTTATTAGCTAAAGTTTTTAAAGATTTTTATCCACAAGTTTATCCGTACGACGTAGGCAAAAATGCTGCTGCAGTATTTAAAGCTTCTGATTTTGATGAGCGTGTTGACATCATGCCTGTTTCAGATCCTAATATTTTTTCTATGTCTCAACGTGTTACCTTGGCTCAGACACAATTGCAAATGGCACAATCTGATCCTAAACAACATAACTTGTATGAAGCGTATAAGAGAATGTATCAAGCTCTTGGTGTAAAAGATATTGATGCAATACTACCTGTTCCAAAACCAGACGCACCGAAAGATCCTGGTATTGAAAATGCAGACGCTTTGATGGGCAAAAAACTAGTTGTATTTAGGGGTCAAGCACATCAACAACACATAGAAGCTCATAGAGTATTTATGTCCTCAATGTTAGTAAGAGCAAATCCTCAAGCAACAATTATTTTACAAGCGCATGTGATGGAGCATATTTCTTTACTTGCAAGAGAAGAGGTTGAAGCACAAATGCAAGAAGTTATACAACAAGAAGCACAAAAATATGGCGGACAGATACCACCAGAACTACAAATGCAATTTCAAAAACAGCTTGAAGTACAAGTTGCAGATAAAATTAGTGATTTTATTTCTGAAATGTTCATAGAAGAACAAGAAGCTATGGAGGGACAAGGACAAGATCCTTTAATTGGTCTAAAACAACAAGAATTACAGCTTAAAGCACAAGATATTCAAAGAAAAGCAGAAAATGACAGTCAAAAATTAGAGCTTGACGCTGCAAAACTTGATCAACAAGCAAAAATAGCGCAAGATAAAATAGATTCTAACGAAGATATTGCTCAATTACGTGCAAATGTTAATCTTGATAAGCAAAAACAGTGAAAAAAAGAGAAAAAAAGGTCGCAAAAGTAATGCGTGAGTTTAAAAAAGGTAAATTAAACATTGGCGGATCGAAAAAAAAGGTTAAATCTAGAAAACAAGCGATAGCAATAGCACTTAATGAGGCAGGAATATCTAAAAATGGGAAACGCAGAAGAAAAACTAGCTGATTACTTCGATAAGCTTATGTATATAGCAAAAAATAGTAGTAAAAGCTCTGAAGATAGTGTACTTTTAGCTGGTGCTATGATGGCAGCGGCTAGAGTTCTGTTTTATGATCATCTTAGTGCAAAAGAAGCAAAGAATTTATTAGATCGAGGTGGTCTTGACCTAATTGAACTTGTAAAACCGACGATACATTAATGAATTTTAAAAAAACAAAAGTAGAGGTAGTAAAACAAAAAAATCCTTTTCCTACTTTGAAAGTGGGTTCTGATGCAGCGATTGTTTATTCACCTTTTGTTGTAAAACAAAATAAAGGTGCAGGTCCAAAAGGACAGACTAGCAAGGCTCAGA